ACTGGTCAGAAAATTGGTGATGACAACGTTATGGCGATCGTAAATATTCACGAATCCCGAATATTCGGTTTCGCGGCGGTGATTGTAGATCCCGACATTTCGTTTCACCTGTTGTTCGCGTTCGACACGATTCACAGAGCGTTTGATGTTCATGTGTTCGTCGAGGGAATAAATCAGCCGGTTTGACCCTACCACGTCCGCAAACGCCCAGCTGGTCAGCCCACGATGATAAATTCGCAGTGCGAGATCAGCATGTTCATACATGCCTCGCTGATAAATCGGATCGAACCCACCCGCCGCATTAATCGCGCTGCGGTGATAATAGAGCATCACCCCACGCTGACCGGTATAAGCAATATGCTTATCATCCTGATAGAGAACCGCGAGATCCCGCAATTTGATGTTAACGGCCAGATCCAGAAACTGATAAGACAGATGAGGTTCAGGGGAATAGATATAAGGCTGATGCCAGTTTTCAGCAATCGGCCAGGCGTCATCATCAAACAGAAACAGCTCTTCACAGCCTGCATCGAGTAAGGCGCGAAGACTGGCGTTTTTCGCCTGAACGATGCCGCGAGAAGCGTCGAACCGGATAATTTCGATCCCTTCAGGCGCAATGGCGGGAATCGTTGACCCGTCATCCACCACAACCAGTTTCGCACCGCCAGGAAGATATTTCAGATGATGTTCGAGCGCTTTGGCAAGCGTATCGGGTCGATTATAGGTGGTAATGGCCACACCGATTTTTGACACTTCCCGCGCGTTTGGGCTGAAGTGAACACCATTAATGACGACATCCATAATCGATCCGTTAATCGTTGCGAGACATGATATTCAGTAAGGCAATGAGCGAGGCGATCTGAACATCATTCGGTTCGACCAATTCAGATTCTTTATCAGGGGTTTCTCCTGCTTCCCCTTCCTCGTTCGGCCAGTATTTCAGGCTCAAAGAATAACGACCGTCATTCGGCGCGAAATTACGCATCACATCTTTCAGCTTCCAGAACAGGATTTCATGCTGGTCATTGAAGCCACCGTTTTCGGTCTGCGTTTCAATTTCAACGAACTCCGCATTGTCCTGATCGCGCTCACCTGCGCGAAGAATCGATTTGATGCCCGCTTTGCCCACGGTTTGACGCTGACTGCCTTCGATTTTGATACGAACAGGCAACGGGATCGGAAACTCAGAATGACCGTTTACCCCTGCATTGATGATTTCGCCGTTCTCATCATAGAGAGACCAGTGAAGCGGGGTCTTAAGTTGGGTATAGCCGTTTTCCAGATGTTGGATCGTCAGGTCATACTTTAAGGTGTCGGTCATGTCCGTTGCTCTTGATTTATGTTGTTGCCTTTAAGGGATACCAAAGTAAAAAAATGTCGGCAAGAACCTGCGGATTAGTTCGCACACTTTGACACGACTTAACACACAAAGAAATTACCCTTCTCACTCCGTTATAATCACTTAAGGATTTGAAATGACGCAGATATTGACACCCCATCCAGGCGATGAAATAAAGCGCCTTTTAAAACTGCTGAATGTGACGCAAGGAAGGCTGGCGCATGACATCGGGGAATCACCCGTGCTGGTCGACAGGCTGATCAAACGTAAAACCGCGCTGACGGCAGCGGTAGCCATCAAGATCGCCAAAGCCATCAGCACCACGCCTGAGGCCTTGCTTGAAATGCAGGCTCGCCACGATATTTCCCGTGCAAAACGCAAGGAAGACGCGGAGAACGTGCCGATTTATCCTCTGCCCGATTCACTGCCGCTGGATCGCTCAGATTGAGCCATTAACATTTTTGTTTCATTTAAAGTAACTCTCCCCAACAAAAAAGAGGGAGTTACTTTTCATGAGTGAGAATATTCATCCCCATCCGGGTTTGGTTCTCAAATGTCGTCTGCGTGAATTAAAGCTGGCTTTTTTCGAGCTGGCGCTTCGAATAAATTTTGATGAGGATGAAATGAAAGACGTGATCGACATGAAAATGCCCATGTCTCTCACGCTTTGCACTAAATTATCGCAGTTCTTCAGTGAAGAACTCGATTTCTGGATAAAGCTTCAGGTGAATTATGAACTGAGCCTTGTGGCCTTCGAGACGAGTTATCCCACGCGCATCAAGCGCGATATAATGTTATTGCCCTTGCCGGACAAGTTCGGCTGATCCTCTTGCCTCAAGGGTATAAATCAAATCGATAAAACAGAGCGCCGCAATCACGCTCAGTTTACAGTTCTCAGTCTGACCGTCCTCAAGACAGGCTTTAGCCTGCAAAAGCTCGTTGCGAGCCTGCGCGAGCTTTTTCATTTCAGAACCGTTCATGTGACCACCTATAAAAACAGCGCGTCGCCAATGCGATCCAGCAAATTCTGAACATTCGGCGTAATGCCATCACCCATTAATGCGACCTCCTGGGCATAGGCATAAATCTTTTCGCACATCGCCTGATCGCTGACGATACGACTCATATTCATGAGAATACGATTCGCGGTCCGGGTGTAATCCGTCGACAGTTTGTCTTCGAGGGAATCAGCAATAATTTCGTTGACGAATTTGCTGTTCTGCAACGTAGGTTCATATTCGCGGATATGCTCAATGAGCTTCACCTGTCGCTCCGTGGGATAGCGCTCAGCGAAGGCGATGAGATAAATCACATCGATGAGGATGATGGCAAAGATAAGTTCTTTATCATCAGGGTTCAGGGTTTCTGTGGGTTGGATCATCTTACCTCCTTTAGGTAATCGGTTAAAAACTTAGCGATTGACCTTTGAAGATAACGACCTGAATCGAAAAAGCCTCTTAGTCTGTGCGATCTAAGTAATAATCGGCGTCAAGCCCGAGGATTTCCGCCAGCTCCTGAGCAAGAGTGATCTCGGATTCGGTCAACTCCCCTTTCTCTTCCACCAGCACCATATAGATGACCTGAAGCCGATGAGCCATTTTTGGCCAGTCAGCTACCGGTTCCAGCGAAAAGAACAGCTGATCGAGCGCAGAATGAAAATCACGTTCTAATTCTGCTTGCTGGCGCGCCATGAGTTTGCGACAGAGAAACCGGCCTTCTTCAGACAGGTCGAGCGCTTCAATCAACTCATTGATCGACGGCTTCAGATCCTCATTCACCTCGCCGTTCGCATACAGTGCCAGGTTCATGACGTTAATTCGTGCAGTGAATTCAATCAATGTCAGATCAGAAAGTTTCATCATGCCTCCCTCAACGGTCCCGGTTTGCCTTCAGCAGCAGATAGACCACACCCAGCAACACCCCATCCGAGAAGCTGGCGGCAAGGGTTCCCAGAAAGTGAAAGATCAGAAAGAAAACCAGAAGCCCCGTAAAATAAATATTTTGCGGGTATTTATTATTCAAGGTGATTCTCCAGCCGTAACCCGAGGACCAGGGCGATCTGTTCGAGTACCTTCATTTCTGATTTCTCAATTTCGCCGTCTGCCTCAGCGATGGCCACGGCTACATCAAGCACATCTTCCGCTTCGCGCTGATCGCCCTTCACATCCTCGATTTCGCGCATCGCCGCGCGCCGTCCGATCTTGAAATCGGTCTCCAGCAAATTGACGATTTTGGTCGAGATTTCGGCCAGCTCGCTCGTGAAGTTATAGAGAACCGGATTCGTCTTCAGCACCTGGTCGATTTTGGCGCGCTCAATCGGATCGCAGTTTCCATCGGCGAAGGCCACCAGCCAGGCAGCATTCACGACAGCTTGCGCCAGATCACGTTTTTCAAATTTGGTGATGTCATTGGTCACGCGGCGAGCGCGTTTCTTTAAGAAACCGAACATATTTTATCCTTTAGAGGGTGAGCCGTTTCCCAGGAGAACATCCAGTGAGAGAGACGAATGAACCCACCCGACTCACCCTTTAAAGGATCTCTCAGTAAACATCGCTTGGGAAAAGCGACAAAAAAAAACCTGAACACGAATGTTCAGGCTGTATGAATGGATATACCAGAAGTAAGGAATCAACACACACGTAACATCAACGTTTTTCCGAGCGCTGACATTGCTTTTTGAATTGTGTCAATTTTCGTGGTGTGGTTCAAATTTAAAATGCGGGTGATTTCCTGTCGGGGTAATCCGATACGTTTCGCAAGTTCGGAGTTTGACACCCCTTGTTCAACCACCTCATTCAGCAACAGCACCTTCGCGGCAATGCTGAGCGGCACGTCAATAAAATGGCCATCGACATCACCCGGAAGCGGTATCGCCTCGCGCGCCGTGAATCGGTCATCAAGGACAGCAATCAGCGTTTCCCGACAGTTTTGAAGGGCGCACTCTGATGTCTCCCCATGCCCCTGAGCTTCAGGAATGTCACGACAAAAAATGATAAAGCCGCAGCTGGCAGGTATAACATCGACAGGGTATCGCATATCACTGTTCATTCTCCGTGTGAAAGACACGAAGTGTAATCAAAATTGTGTCACTCAGCCAGCCAGAACGCTCAAAAAAAAGCCCTGACTTGCGACAGGGCCAAACGTTAGCAAATGCTACTGGTTGAGGTATGGAATAGCGGTATCAGGTGATAAAATTAAATTGTTCAGAATATAAATTCAATACTTTACACAAACCGGAAATCACATCCATTTTTTCAGGCTCAATGTCTTTATTACTTTTCACCACATCAAGCGCCATATTGACGATTTCAACGGCCTCTTCATGATCGAGTTCCATCCGACCCAGATCGGATAAAATCGCTTCCTGAGCATCAGGATAATTAAGTTGAAGGCGTTCATTCACCTCGTCAAGCGCTTCAAGCGAAAATTCAATATCCTGAATTAATCGCCGGGAGCCATGAAGCTGAATATAAATTTCTTCCAGCTCGTTTTCGGTCTGGGGTCCGGTTGCAAAGGAAACGAGCGACATCGCAGCTACAGCGGCAAACGCAAATTCCTGATTGTGCGTAATTTCTAAATGGTCCATAAGTGGCTTCTCACATTTGGATTATTATTGACAGGTCGGGTTAAGCGCAATTCTAGCCCGCAGCTCGTGTCGCCACATATGCATTTTTGCAATTTCAATCGGATGAAAAGTAATCAGCACCAATCACGACGACGTTTCAAAGAATGCGAATTTTTAGAAATCGCTCAGATTAATACGCATTCATTTTAGGGGTGAAATAATCTTGTCGATGCCGTTTTATCGTTTGCTGGTTTAAAACGGTCAAAATCTAAAGATGTTATCCACTGTTGTTTCAGTTTGGCCTTCATGAAGAAGGCCATTTTTTTGGCTACTACCAAACCAAAAGGGTTCACCCTCGCTCACACCTTGCCATAAGGAGAAAAGCGATCGCAAAACAACTCTTCCGGGGTGGGTAAACATGTGAGGAGAGTGAAGGCGAGAGTCGCAAACCAACTTGCAGAGGAGCGGTGTTTCACAGGTTCACCGGACGGTTTCCGACTCTCTGCGTTTAGCTTATGCAGTTTTTTTCAGCCTTTCAAGATAACCCAGGTAGTTTTCGCACGCTTTAATACATATTTTGGTGAGAAGCTTTCTTTAAGGCGTTATTCGCGCGCGTCTCCTCCTCAAAACAAACCTGAATTAACTCCTTAAAGACTGGAAACAGGTAGCGATAAAACGACGCCTGTGAGAGTTCCGGCATAATTTGTTTTAACGCACTCCGCAAGTGTTCGCCCTTCACTCGCCTGAAACCCAATCCTTTACACCGACTACAGGTCTTCATCACTCGCTGGTGGGTTTCCGCAATCTTCGGAACGTCTCTCACGATGCCGCGCCCTTTGCAACTCGGACAGCGGTTTTCCGGCGTCGCCGCTGTGCGACAATAATCTTCATAAGCAAACAGAGCCATCAGATAAATCATCCGGGCGCGCTGACGGCCAGAGAGTTCGGCCACAAATTTGAGCTTCCCAATTCGCGCGCGTGAAAGCTTCATCAAGGCCGTAACAGCTCTATTTTTGTCGTTCTGACTTAACCCCTGCTTGCCAAAGAACGCTGACATGCCAAACCCAGCATTAGCCTCCGCCATGCCGATCGCCGCCATCACCTCGGACATCTGAAGGGTGTCGCTACTGGTCCCGCGCGGTTCATCACTGACACGGGAGGATTTCGGGAAATGAAAGCGAACGGTTTTTTCAAGATTCATAGCGCCTCCTTACCTGCGCGCAGGCGAATAAGGTGTTCGGTTCGTCGGGAGAAGACCTCTCTGAGGCGAACAAGATAGCTGATGGTGTAGGATTTGAAGGTGTTATCACATTCCAGCCGGATCACGATCGACAGACCAAACCGATCAATCAGCCCGCGACGCAGATTCGGAATGTTACCTGATAGCTCTCGGTTACAATGCACGCAAGAGGTCACGCAGTTGAACACATTGAAACGCAGCTGATTGGCGCGGGCGCGGGAACGAAAATGACTGGCATCGACAAAAGCGCCAGGTCGATCCGGTTTGTTATCATTCAGAACGCATCCGCAGGCATGACAGGGACGACCGGCATCACGGACCCTAATATATTTATTGAAAGCATCCTGGGCTTCTTTTAAGAATTCTCGCCTTTCTTTTTGTTTAAACGGTAATCTGGCGCGCTGACGGCGGCGTTCGGCCCGAATGCGGTAGCGCTCATCCTGCTTTCGATTCCAGGCTATGGCACATTGATAGTTAGAACAAACATGCTGCGTTGTCATCCACGGGGTGAACATCAGATCGCAGATAGGGCATCTTTTTTGTTTTGGACGTGTGGTCATCATGATTCCTTTTTTAAAGGCTCAGACATGACATTGAGAGATAAAAAAGCCAGCAAACGCTGGCTGAAGATGGATTCTAATTTGTTATTGCCAAAGGCGATTAATGAACGACCTTTGCGACGGGGGAATATAGTTCGACATCGGTAAAAAAGCACTGACGACAAAAAAACGCGGATCAGCGGTCAAACTCTTCTGGGTCTGAACACCTCGCTTTTGATAATAGGCTATCAGATTTCTCGCTTCATTATCGCTCATCGGGTAATGCTGAAACCATGATCTTTTCATTCGCTGTTCCTTACGTTCCGAAGAAGTTGATCGAATGTATAAACCTGAGATTTATATTTACATGAATCGCTGGTGGAAAGTGCCTTAATCTCTTTGGGTTCCGTTTTAGGTCGGGGTTTTCGTTTCGGTTTATAAGCATAACCAAAAGCGGGGTAATAAGCGGTAATCCGGTATCTAGCCCCCACACCTTTCACAATGACCCGCCTGAGCTTGTAATGTTTGAACATCTGAAACACGACATCTTTCAGGAGATAAAACGGAATATTGTTCCGGCAGGTTTTATAAATTTCCTCAACCGTCCCTTCCTGTTTAACAGCAAGATAATCGATCACAATTTTTTCAACCTGATCGATGACCGCCTGATCAATATCATCGTTTTCCATGACACCCCTTTAACTGAAGAAGCGAATCGCTCGCTGCATTGATGGCAACGGTAATATCGTTAAGTCTGAAAGACGCGGTTTTAATCCGTGCGCGGGTATTGGTCTCTTCCCGTTTCAGGTTATCCAGCCCTTCACGCCGTCGCTTTACCTCTGCGCGCAGCGCGCGAAGATCCCAGTCTATGCGGGTCTCTTTTTTGGCAAGGCGAAGCAGATATTCGAACGGTTCAAGGATGGCGTGACAGTGACGGCAGGTTATGGATCGATGGTATTCATTAACCAGAATGCTCGGATGGGTACAATGCCGAGCCTCAGGCGGTGGTTCTGCCTCGACAAAATTCTTCATTTCATTGATGTCAGCGTTGGGATCCGACCTTTCCCAAATGCTGACCACGTTGTTTTCGTTATCTGATGCCATGATCATTCCTCTTGTTGGCGTTTCAGAGCGAAGTATTCAGAGTTAACGGGGACGCGAACAAAACAGCCAATATCGAGACACCACGCCTGAACCTTCGTCATGAACTGGAACATTTCACCGACCCTGAGCTTAGAGGTATGGCGTAAGGTTTCCCTCACAATCTGAGCGCCTGTCGTGACATCGGTGTAAGTGGTCTCCTCGAAGCCGAGGAAGGTATATTTCATTGCGTCTTTGCACCAGGCGGGTGTGCAATACGGGCGACCGCGAAGGATCAGATACCGACTCAGTTCACCCATCCAGGCATGGAACATTGCGTTCTGTGAGAGGGTACGTTTTTCTGACCACGGTTCAAGCCGAAGCCTGAATGAACGGCCCGCTCGAAGTTCCGTTTCGAGCGCGCGTTTAATATCGACAAAATTGAGCTGATTTATCCGAATCCCTTCAGGTGGGATTAACATCACTCCTCCTGTTTCTGGTCTCGCTTGAATTCAATGCGCTGACGCGCGATTGAGAGATAATCCGCCTCTTTTTCAATGCCAATAAAATCGAATCCATGAATGGCCGCCGCTTTGCCAGTCGACCCGCTGCCCATATAGGGATCGAGAATGGTTCCGCCGGGTGGTGTCACCAGCAAACAAAGCCAGCCCATCAGGCTCGTGGGTTTTACCGTGGGATGATTATTTTTAGATCGCGAATCAGAAACGATTGAAACGCCCTCTTCCCGATCGAGTTTGCTGGTTTTGGCACAATAGAAATATCGGGCCACGCTGCCTGAATCGTTATATTCACGGCTCTGGTGGTTATCCATGAGGAATTTTGTTCCTTTGACGCTCGCCTGACGACTCGCCTCGCTCCGGTTCCCTGTGGATGAGGATTGAGGGAAAAGTTTTGTGACCTCAACACTGCCATCATGACAGAAGTTTGCAGGCCAGCGGCCATCGACAAGCGATCCTGTGCCGTCCTCAGGCATACCTGAAACCGACATCTGTAAACTGTTCCCTCCTGGTTTGTTATGTGAAGGTGGGTTGTAGCGCGTTTCATTTCCAATACGACAGGCATCGATATTGATTGCACCCGTTCCATGCGCGAGAACATTCGCAGCAACCTGTCCCGAAAAAGGTTTACGGGCCATACAAATCGGCTCATGGGCAGGTTTAAGCGCCGTTCCCCAGCCATCCCATTCTTTAGCGTGTTCTGAAGTGGGGACCGTCAAATCAAAGTCACCTTTATAACCGGCGCTTTGAGGATTACCTGAGGTGAACTCACCCGTTCCGCCCGCGATGCCGTTTGAACTATGGCCGATAACAGTCGGTTCAACGCCTTCAGATTTATCGATTGCCTTGCTGATATTGTGAGATTTCGGGAAGCCTGACCCGTAAACCCACATAATCTGATCCCGGATTTCAAAACCTGCCATGCGAATCGCTGTCGTCCCTAAATCATAGGTTCGTGCGCCAAAGAAGGAGAGAAGATGACCACCCGGTTTGAGCACGCGAAGACATTCACGCCAGACAGAAGGTCCTGGCACAAAACTATCCCAGCTCTTCCCCATGAACCCATTCCCTCGATGTTCGTAATCATCGCCGTTAAGCCAGCGCGTTAAGACTTCGGTCATATCGGGAGGTTTGCTTAAGCCATACGGCGGATCGGTAATGATACTGTCAACAGAGTTTTCAGGCAGGGTTTTAAGCACATCCAAACAGTCACCATGATGCAGATCCAATTTCATAACAGTCTCTTTTACTTCAGGGGAGAAAGTTCATAAATCAAATCTTTGAGAGAGCGCGATTCTGGTCAGCATAGCATGGCCAAATTCATCATAGAAACGGTCTGAAATAAGGGCGCGAACGCCCTTTATTCAATGACTGGCTTTCAGCATCGCTTTCATTTTGGCGATATGGCGGCGAGCCACTTCGGGTGAAGACGTAATGGTTTTCTGTTCAACTTGTGGAATGGGTGACGGAATAGAAAAACCAGAGGAAAGTTTCGCGGCAAGTTTCTTTATTTCCTGATCACAGACTTTAAGCGCTTCTGAAACGGTTAAGGAAAGACTCGTCATTTTTGCACTGACCGCCGTCACTAACCAGTATTGCGCGTTATCTTGCCAGGGATAATCTTCAGAAGAACGAAACTGAAACCGGGTTGCCCTGAAACGCATCACGAGATCATAAAGGTCGGATGCATCCGGCAAACCGAACTTATTTATTTCCCCTGCTTTGCACCACGATATAAATTCACCAGGCGAAGGAAGAAAAGGCTTATCGTGTTGGCGCGCCCTTCTCATTCCGGCTTCTATCTGGTCTGAATGATAAATCTCATTTTCAGCAATGGCTTTTATCCACTGGCGTCGCAGCTCGTTTAATTGCTGCTGATCCTGAATCTGGCTCATCATCGCGGGAAACGTGGCGCGCAGCTGCTTGAACAAAACGTTGAATGTTTCTATTGCTTCTTTCGGTAACGCATCCGAACGGTTTTCGTTGTGTGACTGTGCCAGCAAAGAAAGCTGGCGAGTGTCCTGATTTTTTATTGCCTGGGCAAATTGTTTCATAATTCAAGTCCCTCAGCCCAGTCGGTGTTATCAAAATCGAGTTGATTGTGATGTTTTCCGACTTTTACATTTCGGCTTTTCGCCTGACACTGCAAATAAACGGTTTGCCAGTGGTCACGAAGTTTATAAGGACTTAACACAACTGATTGCCAAAAGCTATCAGAATTGGCCCATTTGAAGACTGTGGCTATCTGCTGATGATCGCAAGATTCATTTTCACGAAGTAACCGAACCTGATTCGCCCAACCTGACCAGCTGGGTTTCTTGAGCTTGACGCCCAGCCGCTCCACCAGCGAACCCATCCATTCAGCAAGTGTAAGATCATCGGCGGTTCCCCAATGTAGGCCAGAAGGCGACTGAACAGCAGCATCGGGACGCATGGTAGATCGGGATCCGGCAGAGGATCCAGTTTTTTTCGGCTTCGCCTTAATGATCTTTTTAAGATCAGTATTGTTATCAGTATTGTTCTGTGTACCGAGGGGTGTACCGTCAGGTGTACCAGGTGGTGTACCGCCTACCACCTTCAAACCCGCGCCAGCACTGGGATTAGGTGTACCGTGGGGTGTACCGTCAGGTGTACCGAGGGGTGTACCGCGTGATCTGTTTTCAAATTGCGGGTCTACCTCCTGATAATCGCAATAATTTGTGATGAAGATCGTCAGCGCGATCGGTGTGTTCGACATGATGATCATGTTGTGGCGTTCAAAGAACTTCAGGATCCGCAAGACGTGACGTTTTGAGATCGGCGAACCTTCATGGTCATGAATGCGGCTGGCGAGAAGAGTGGATGTCGTGACCAGTTCGCCGGGTTTCAGCTGCCAGTCGCGATTTAAAAACTCAACCGAACGCGGACGAAATGAGGCTTCAGAAAGAAGCCGGATCCAGACGGCGAGTTTAATCGGATCCTTCGCCCAGTCTGCCAGGAGAAGACTTCGAAACAGTGAAAAATGCCCCTGTTTCTGGTTATGCACTTTGTTACCCCTGACCTGATTGTCTTGGGTGAAATCATGCAGCGTGAGACGCGGTTTCACAGACGAACCTCCTTGCGGGAGGCATGACTAATAACCTTAATAAATGTAATGTTTTTTAGTGCGCGTTTTATTTCGTTTTCGGTGTTATAATTACACCGACACGTTCTGGAATTCATAGATTCACCTCTGAAATTGGTCAGCAAAAGGATCTCCGCCCCACGGAGATCCTTTTTTTATTGTGATTCAGATAGGGTGTTGTGAATGAACAAAGGAAGCGAATTTGGTCGCGTTGCCTTGTTTGAACTTGACGATTCGTGAATAATGTGGTGGCTTAACTTGCTGTGCTATTCCTTCTCAATGCGTTCATTTCCCTCAGGATTTGAACGCATTTCTCTTATCAGGATCTGAGCGACCTCTTTCGCAAGCCTCCGCAAATCCTCATCGTCAACATCATGGCCAATAAAGGCTAAAAATCGCGCAAATTTAGGAATGTGAGTTTTTTTCCAGCGAGAAATTTGTGATCGATCAATCCCTATCGCATTCGCGATCTTCTCTGTTCCATGCAGGTTAATCGCGTTTAACAGGGTCGACTCAATCTTTAAAGCCGTGTGAATCTGTGTAGCTCGCATTAGATAAACTCCTGAGTGTTGTCATTGGTATGGGTGCGAACGCTTCTGAGCACTACGCGAAGGTAGGGGTGACTTAAAGAAAGGTCACATTATCTTCAACGATACAGCCTCAGATGTATTTAAAACTTGCCGATACCGATTAACACGATAGACAAGGCTTTAAGGCGTTCACTTTGCTGTTGCGCTATGATGCGCCGCATCAAGCGCGATTACGAAAGTAATCGTCATTTTAAATGCGCAGATTGTTAAAGAGCGTTGAACGATTCCGATCAGGTTCGTGGGAAAAGTTCGGGTAAATCGGGGCGAATCTGGTGTGGTTTGAATTGTCCATCGGTTGCCCGTGCCACCTTGATCACATACTGGGGGGACACATGGTTAACACCGTGAAGCCATTTCCACACCGCCCCTTGTGTGACGCCGCAGGCATCGGCCAGTTTCTTCTGGCTTCCGCTTTGCTCGATGGCGAAACGGATGATTTCATTCACGGGATTTAATTACCTCAGTATTTAAAAGAAAGCAAATCATAACTCTCCAGGTAGTCAGTTTTCAACACCTGGACACTACGAGGTTCAAAGATTGAGATGTCACTTGCTGAGCGCCTGAAAGCGATGTTGATTGAACGAGGATATTCACAAGGTGAACTGGCGAGACGGGTTGGCGTCACGCAAGGCACGATTTACAAACTGGCTTCAGGACATGCCAAATCGAGTAAACGCATTGTTGAGATTGCGCAGTCACTCGGTGTGCGCGCGGAGTGGTTGTTGACGGGTAATGGTCCGCAGTATATTACGGAACCCGGCAAGGATAATCCTCTTTCAGGTCAGGAAGAATTGACCGCCGATCCTGAAGGCCTTCAGATTATCGACTTCGCCCTTCCTTATCGCGATGGCGAGATTGCAGTTCCTTTACTCCCTGATATAGATAGTGCTTTTGCTAGCTCGCCGTTTCCTTTCACTGAATATAACGGTCCCGTAATGCGAATAGAAAAGGACGTATTGACTGATTTTGGTGTGAATGTAACTGCCGCGAACTTTGTGGCTTTTTTCGTGACCGGCGACAACATGGATCCGGTTATGCCAGAGGGAACGCAGATTCTTGTCGACATGAACGATAAAAGGATTGTCGATGGTAAAATGTATGCGCTGGATCAAAGCAGCTGGCGCAAAGTCCGGTTATTATACCGCTCCGGCCCCTCAGAACTGACGCTGAAAAGCTACAATTCCCAGTCTTTCCCTGACGAGAAGATCCCAATGGGAGAGGTCGATATTCTGGGCCGCATCGTTTACCTTCAGCGCAACGTTTAATTACCTTTCAATCACTTATTCCTGATTCGTTTCCATCGGAATAAGTGACTACCTACGGATTAAAAGTACATACTTTGCGACACAAGTCACATTCTGACATCCCTTCTTAAAACCTAAGTAGTTGACCGTTCAAATCTCATGGTATTTAATGGCGCTGTTGAACGGCGCAACTCAATGACGTCGGTCGCCCGGCGGATTCAGGAAGAATGGCAATGGTGCGAATGTCAGGTGTTCATTCCGAACGTTCTCGCTCAGAAAATTCCGAATGAATACTTAGGTTTGTTGGCAAACACAAATCACACAGATTGCGAGTCTTTTTTGTCTCAGCCGTGGTTGTTTAAGCCCATATTCTGGGATCCAGACGGCTTTGGTTTGTGTTTATCTCTTTCGTTAGTGCTGCTAATGCCTTTTGGATCTTAAGTGAAATTTTA